TTAAATTTTAAAAACTCAATCATTTCTTCAGCACTTAAATTTGTAGTTATTATCATTGGCTTTTCTGCATTATATCTAACATCAATAAGGCTATTTATTTTTTCTTTTCCCCATTCATCAGATATTTTCTCACTTCCTAAATCATCAATAAAAAGCATATCAGCCTCTTTGGCTGCTTCCAATAATTGACTTTCAATTTGAAAATTATCTTTTATGGTTCTTAAATATCCAGCTAAGTTAAAACTTAACACTGTATAGCCATGTTCAGTTAAATAATTGCATATACAATTTGCTAAAAATGTTTTTCCAGTGCCACAACCTCCTCTAAACAATAAACCATCGTTTATTTCAAGTACCTTGTCAAAGCCTTTGACATAATTTTTAATTTTTCTATACAATTCATTTTCTGCCTTGTTATTTCCTAAAATTGCATTTTTAAAATTATCTCTCCCAGAATTTCTGCTAGTTATTGATAATTCTTTAAACTTCTCAATTTTAGCTTTTATTCTTGCTTCTTTTTGACAAGAACATTCAATATATTTTGTTCTACCTTCTGAAAATTCTAATAAAGTTGGTTCTCCACATTTTTCACATTTAGCTAGAACCTTTGGATCTTTATTTTCTCCTGATATATTCTCTATAAATTCTTTAACATCTGTATTTTTAGCTATTTCTTCTATTTTTTGAATACTCAATTTATCCTCCTCTCAGGATTTCATCCATAGTTTTTGAGTAGTCTTTTTCTTTTTCCTGGTTCTCTTCTTTCTGATTGATGGAATAGTTATCTCTAAGACAAGCTATAACCCAGCCATCAGATTTATTGTTTTTATCAGCATATAAGAATACTTCTTTTATTCTATTTAAGTCAGAACAATATTTAAGAACATTATCTATTTTTATATTTCTGGTTTTAATTAAAAATTTAATTTCTTGTCTTATGATAGCAGCAACATTTTCTTTATTGTTGTTATTATAGTAGTTCTTATTTAAATTATTCTTATTAGTAGTTATTATTAGAGTATCGTTTTCGTTACTATTAAGAGTATCGTTTTCGTTACTATTAAGAGTATCGTTTTCGTTACTATTAAGAGTATCGTTTTCGTTACTATTAAGAGTATTGTTTTCGTTACTATTAAGAGTATCGTTTATGTAAAAAACAGTACTTTTATTAAACCTTCTTTTTTTCTCTATAAGATTAAGTTTTTCAAGTTCTTTTATAGCTTCTGATATAGAATTTCTTCTTTTTAAATTTAGTTCAGCAGATATTTCTTCATAAGTGTATAAAACATATACTCTTCCTTCTTTATCTACTAAATTATTTTTCATAGATAATTTATATCTATCCAGAATTAACATATAAATAAAACAAGCAATATGATTAATCTTACCCTCCCTATATAACCCGAAGAGGTTCTTCGGGACTTGGTAAAATGGTTCTTTTTCTTTCAAGTCCCTTACCTCCTTTTATTATTTAAAATTTAAAGCTAATAAGACAAGTATGGCACTTTCTAGGAATAAAGCTATTATTAGAGCTATATTAAATTTGATTAATTTTTGATTTTTTTCAATTTCTTTATCATTTTCATTTAACCAGAAATTAACTCTATTTTTATAATAATTTTCCCAGTATTTAACATCACTTAATTCCCATTTTAATTGACTTATTTCATTTAAAAGTTTCTTCATATTCTCTTCTGTTACTTCTATTTTTTCAAATTTTATTTCTATGTTATTTTCCATCTACATAAGCTCCTTATTAAGAAATTTTCTTTTCTTTATCTACATTTGCTAAGATTCCAAGTTCAGTTAAAATTTGGTGAATTTTCAATCTTCCTTTTTGAGTCCACTTAGTTGCAGGTACAACTTTTTCTGTTCCATCTTTTCTTTTAATTATTATTGTTTCAGACCTTGTATAGCCTTTATTCATATGTTCTGTATATAAAAGCCATTGTCCCCCAACATTTCTAATAAATCTTTTTTGATGTAATATTTGATTTAATCTAAGTCCAGATAAACCATAATCTGCTGCTATTTGAGTTATTGTCATAGTATCTTCAGTAGATAAGATTTTATCTACATATTCTTTTGCTGGTTTTAATTCTGTTATTTGTTTATCTTTTTCTTTGTTCTCTAATATTAATTTTTCATTTTCTTTTCTTGTTTTTCCATATTCAATTAACATTTCTCCAATTTTCTCAGGATTATTCATCATTAAATCAAAAACATTATCTGTCATATACATTCCAGTCTTTCTGATGCTTGGTAATATATCTTCAAATACCCAATCTTTAATTTCCAAAGCTTCAGGTTTATTACTTGCAAAAATACAATCATATAATCCTGGTTCATTAATAAATGTCATTTTTATATTTTGAACTGCAAATCCAGTATTTATGCCTACCTCTATTTCGTGTAGGTAGCTAGATTTTATTCTTTTCTTAACATTACTAGGATTTACTATCCCTAAAATATCACATACATCTTTTAAACAGAACCAAACATTATTATTTTTATCTATAATTGTTCTTATTTCTCCAAACTTTTGATTTTTGAAAATTTGTAATTCATTCATCTTTATTTCCTCCATCAATAACATCATCAATTATCTTCTTAATTTCTTTCATACCTATATATGCAGCTTCTAAACTTTCAAAATCCACAATGTCATATTCAAACCATAAATCAAGATTGTATCTTTTTCCTTCTAAATAATGTTTCATATCTACTCTTGCATCAAGTCCATAAAAATCATGAAATTGAAAAGTTATTTCTCCTGCATCTGAGCTAAAATGTGTTAGCCTAAATATTTTATTTTCTTCTGAATAAAAGCTATCTAGTTCAACTTTATATTTTTCTAACTTTTTTACTCTATTAATAATTTCATTAAAATTCTTTTTATTTCCTATCTTTTCATATTCTTGCATCTCTTTTGAGTAGTTTTCTTTTAGATATTCCATATCTTCTTTATATATTCTATCTATATCAGTCATTTATATATCCTTTCACAATAGTGAGGACTAGGCTATACTTCTAGCCTAGTCAAATTTATTAATTATTGTTTGGAAATAATCCCTCTACAACTTTATCCATATCTTTGCCATTGTCTTTTGTTTCTTCTATGATTTCACCAGTTTCTCCATTAACAACCATTCCATCTTCTAAAACGATTATTTCTTCTGTTTCTCCTGTCTTTTCATCAGCAACTTTGAATGTCTTTTCATCTTTTGCTGCCATTTCAAGAAATTCAACAGAAACTGGCAACCATTTAAGCATTTTCTTAACTACTGTCTTGTGTGCCATAGCCTCAAAATCTGTTTTCCAAGGCCCATTACCATAAGTCTTAGAAAACTTCTTTCCATGTGCTTCTATTTCCTCTTTTGTCATATATTCAAAAGCTCTTGTATCATCTTTTAAAACTGCAACACAATAGCAACCTATAAAGTTTCCTTTATTTTGTAAGTTTGGTTTATGTTTTAAATCTCTATCTAAACCATAAGTCATTTCAAATTCATCATTTTCATACACAGAATAAGCATATATATCTTTTAATTGCCCACTTCTTCTTAATAGTTCTATCATTCCTTTGTATCCAATTTGGAATTGGCATTCTCTGCCATAAGGAATTAAATAACATTGTCCTAATACTCCTGGTTCTAGTCCTAACTGTGCAGATACCATTAATGCACCTAATAGGCTTTCTTGGTTACATTGTGCTAACTTTGGATTTTGTCTTATAGTTGTTATTGCTATTCTTACAAATCTATCGCTATTAATATGTTTTGGTAATGCTGTTGCAAATTGTTTTGCCCCTGCCTGTATTACATCAAATATTGTTTTTGGTTTATTTTCTTTTTTTGTTACTGATGTTCCATTAGTTCCTGTTAAACTATTTTTTGCTGTTGTACTCATTCTATCTACTCTCCTTTTTTATTTTCCTAAATATGGCATTATATATTTACTTTCTTCTAAATAATTTTTTGTTTGTTCCTCAAATTTCTCTTTGTACTCTTCATATTCTTTTAAAAGTTGTGGTTGCTCTTGTCCTAGTTTCTTTTTGTCTAATGATTTTTTGCTTAAAATGTTAAATTTTGATTTTCCAACTACTGCTTTTAAAGTATTTTTTCTAATCATTTCTAACATTATTTCTTCTTTCAAAAGTTTTTCAGTTTTTTCTAATTCTTTTTTATTTTTTGTAACATTTTTTAACATTTCTACTTTTTCTTCAAAGCCAACTAATTCAATAACCTCATTATTTTCTATTTCTAATGCTTTTTTCTTTAGATGTTCCATATATGCATCACTTCCATCTGGCATAGGTGGTATTAGTTTTAAAATATTTTCATTGTAGAACTCAGTAGCTTTATTTCTAATAAGTTCTATATCTTCTTCACTTCTTTCCACTTTAAATTCCTTATATTGTTGTCCTCCAATCAGAACTGCAACATAAGCAAATTTATATCCTGTTAACATAAGATAATGCTGTACTTGAGCATAATAACTTTGAGGAATTGTATCTTCTTCCCATTCTTTTTTGTTCCAAATAGAAGTTGTTTTAATTTCTAAAACTCCATAATCTCCAGTTTCTTTATCTTTTAAAACACTGTCTAAATTGGCTATGAAGAAATTATCTACAATTGAATATGGTGCTTCATATACAATTAATTCATTATGTTTACTAGCAAACTCTTTTATAACTGTTCCCTCTAACATATGTCCCCAGTGAGTAGCTTCATTCCCTTTAAATGTACTGCCCTCTGTTTTATCTATATAAACATCTATAATAGACTTGTAAGGATTTACACCCAATATAGCTCCTATATCAGAACCACCTATTCTTTTTGCTCTAAGTTCATGCCAATCATCTTCATTATCATAGCCGTACACTTCACCACAGCTCGATAGAGAGACTTTAAACTCCTCCTTAGATATTTCTATAACCTCTTGTTTAGAAACAGCTACAAGATACTCTAAATCCTCTTTATTTAATTGGCTATATCCAACTAATCCTATTTTTTTTGCTTCTGCTCTTAATTCTTTAATTGTCATATATTTTTGCCTCCATTCCCTCAAATAAAGAAGGTTGTTCTAGTATTGTTTTTGATTTTTCTTCTTCTAATGTTTCAAGATTTAATTTAGCTTGGTTAAAATATGCTTCTTTTAATTCAATTCCCAAACTTCTTCTATCCATTTTTAGTGCCATGTATTGTGTACTTCCAATTCCCATAAATGGATCTAAAACTATATCATTTGGATTAGTCCATAGTTCTATACATCTTGCAATTACATCAAGTTGTAAAGGACATATATGTCTTTCATCTTCTTCTGATCTTGCTTTTGTTCTATTTAATGTATTTGTTTGTCTAATATCCATCCAAACTGGATTGGCATATCTTCTCCATATTTGGTGAGAATAAACAGGCAATTCATTATATTTTTCTTTGTTTTTTACTTTTTCAGGATTAGGTTCTGGTCTATCTCCTTTTATTCCTTCTGGTTCATTTTCTCCATAAAATCTAGTAAGACCTTCAGGATGTTCTATTCTTTCAGGATTTTCCCCATCTTTTCTGAATGTAACAATATAATCAGGTAAGCCATTTCTACATAAACTTGAATCTTTACATAGTTGCTTATGTAATAAACCTAGTGCTTTGGTTCTTGTTGCTTCAACTAATGGATCTTTATATATTGTTACTTTCGAATGATATATAAATCCAGCCTCTTGGAATAATCTTATTATTTCTCCTGGAAAATCTTTTAAACCTATTACTCCATCTTTTGATTTCATCATAGGTAAATCCATACAATGAATACTTATTAATCTTCCTGGCATAAGAACTCTATATAATTCTTTTACTAAAAATCTAAAGTGTTTATAAAATTCATCATCATTTTTGCTATTTCCCATATCTCTATCACTATTTGAATAAGTATATAAACTAGCAAATGGTGGACTAAATATAGAGTAATGTATTGAATTATCAGGTATTCCTTGTATAATTTCTACACTATCTCCATGATATATTGAGTATTTATCTTTTACTATTTGATTAATTACTTTCATTGATTGACACCACATCCTCCCAATAAATTATTTCCATCCCTTTATGCTTTGCATATCCTAATTCAATTAAACATCCCTTTGACATTTTTATTTTTTCAAATTTTGGAATAAGAAGAATATCACACTCATTTAATAGATTTAAACATAAATCTATCCCTTTTTCATATTCCATATTATTGTATAAATATCCATAATTATGGATTGGTGATATAAAATTTGGTTTATGAAAAATATTTTTCTTTATTAAAAGTTTTATAAACTCCTCTACTTTCTTTTTATTTTCTTCATACCCATCATAAGGATGAGCCACATATATATTTAAAGCTTGCATATCATTTCCTCCCATTTTGGTAATATCATTTCTATTTGAGGTATATATTCAGTTACTATTCTTGATGTTGAGTGCAATTCCTTTTGAGTTATTTCTTTAGTAAGCTCTACCATTTGAGATTGCATATATTTTGCATCTTCCTCTTTTCTAGCAATATTTTCTTTTACTGTTCCTTCTTTTGCAGAAAGAATTATGTAAACATTTACTTCTTTTGTTTGTCCAAATCTCCAACATCTCCTAATAGCTTGATAATATTGTTCATAACTATCAGATAAGCCAACAAATATCATATTGTTACATTGTTGCCAGTTCATTCCAAAACCTGCTATTGATGGTTTTGTAACTAATGATTTTATTTCATTATTTGAAAATTTAATCATTGTTTCAGCCTTATATTTTGAATTATCTGAACCTTTTACTTCATAACTCTCATTTATATACTCTTTTAATTTAGCTGATTCATCATTTAAGCTACACCATATAAGCCATTGCTCATTTGAACTATTAACTATATCAGCAGCTTTTTGACATCTGATATTTAATGTTTCTTTTCTTACATTTCTTCTTTGTGCAAGAGTCAATTTATCATTAGAAAAATCAGTACCATCAGCTATAATTTCAAATATATTTAATTTTGGTAATTTATAACCTTCTATTTCATATCCTAAGCTATTTGGATTATCTATGAATACACACCAACTAGCCATCCATTGCCAAAATATCTTATCTGCATGTCCTTTCAATCTCCATTTGGCTGTATCTCCACCATCATGAATAAAGTACATTGATAACATTTCATTTCTTGTCATTATTCCTAAAAATTCAGCATGATTTCCAAGTTCCATATAATCATTTGGAGCTGGTGTTGCTGTACATGCTAATCTAAAAGGACAATGTGAAAAGTTTTCAATTATTTGATTTCTTATTTTTCCAGTGAAACTCTTTAATATTGAACTTTCATCTAAAACTATTCCACCAAATTCATTGGCTACAAACTTATCTAATTTTTCATAATTAGTTATATTTATTCCAGGAACTACATCTGATTGACTTTCACATATATTTACATCAATACCGAATGTTTTTCCTTCCATTTTTGTTTGTGTTGATACAGCTAATGGAGCAAGAATTAAAACATTTTTTCCAGTATGTTCATATACTTTATTAGCCCATTCAAGTTGCATAATAGTTTTACCTAAACCACAATCTGCAAATATTGCTGCTTTTCCTTTTTTTAATGCCCATCTAACTATATCTTTTTGAAATTCATATAAATTTTTATTTAGTTCTTTTTTACTAATATCAAACCCACTACTTATAATTGATGTGGATTTGTTAAAAATAAAATTTTCATATTCTTGCATTGTCATCTCCTTTTATGGTACAATTCAAGCAAGTAGATTAACTACTTACTTTTAACCTAAACATCTAATAAACTTTGGTCGGTGCTATTAGATGTTTTTATTTTTTTATAACTTTTTCCTGCTAAAAAGTTCAACCAATGTGGTTTTATTATTAAATATTTCCCCCTTTCCTTTTCTTGATCTTTTATATAGATACAACCTGGAACTTCATTAGCTTGAATTAAACTATAAATATCATCTTTGTTTAATTCTCCACCAGATAAAGCAATGGCTTCTTCTACACTAATTTTATAATTCCCCATTTAATCACCTTTTTCTAAAAGTTCTAATGTAAATTTACAAGTTTCTATAACACCTTGATAATATCTGACTCTTGAATATGCTTCTCCTTCTGCAAGAGGTCTATTTTCTTTTCCCAACTTATAATATTCATTATTAGCTTCTTTTAACTTTTCTTGTGCTAAATTTAATTTAATTTCAATCCTTTCTTTTATTGTCATCAATATCACATCCAGCTTTCTAATTTATCAAATGCTTTGTTAAAATTTCTTTTTAGAAATTTAAAAATATTTCTAGTTCTTATTTTTATATATTTAAAGAAAGTAACTTTCTCAAATCCAACTATTGAATTTACTATAAATATTTCTTTATTTGTCATTTTTTCCTCCTCTTTTTTTAGCCTTAGCTTTTACTTTTGCCTTTGAATACCGATTAATTTTTTTAGATAAACAAAGTAATGCTACAAAGCTTAAACCTTTTTTAAATCTTGAATTACTTCCCTTTTTCTTAATTGTACAAGTATCCTTGAATAATCCATATGTATAACTTATTCTTAATGCTCCTTTGCATAATTTAGCAAAGATTCTTTTTCTTCTAAGCCCTTTTAATTTCTTTTTCATTTTCTCCCTCTCTTTCTATATATTTTTGAATAACTTCAACAGCATCTATTAATTTAATATTGTCAGGAAAAACTATTACATTTATCCATTTTTGAAATACTTTACAGTTCATATTTCCCTCCTATTCTTCAAAAAAATAAATTCTTTCTGCAGTTTTATTATCCCAAGCACTTTTTGTTATTGTTTTCATTCCTAATACTCCAACAAAATAAGAATCTAGGTAGTCTATATCACAAGTTTGCAAATACCCCCATTCTATAGCTTTACTATTATTTCCTGTATAAGTGAAAACTATTTCTTTATCTTTATCTTTGTTATAGTCAGCAATCCAACGTTTTGCTCTTCTTATCAAGTCATAGTGTTTTATACTCTTTTCCATTTCTTCTGTTTTTATATTTATTTTTTTGTGTATTCTCATTTATTCCCCCTTTATAGATACATTCTTAATTTGTCTAGCATAATTTCCTTAAATCTTTCAACAGTTATAAGTTCACCATTTTCTGTTTCTGCATTTTTATACATCAAAAAAGTTTCTGAAAATTCAGTACACCAACCACTACCTATTTCATTTAAGACATCTTGATATAATTCTGATTTACAAATTTCATCATAAACATTACATTTTTCTTTATCTGTTAAATCTTTCCAGTATTTCATTTTTTTCCTCCTATAATCTCCCAAGTTCTATTTTTGTTCCTACTTTTATATCTTTTCTTTATTATTTTTCTATATTTTTCACCTCCTTAACTATTTGTTTTTTAGTTATTTTTCATATATCAACCCCTTTTTAATTTTTAAAATGTTGTCATTTTTTCAACAAATTAGACAAAAAAATTTTATCTCTCTCTGTATTAGAAATTTTTAAAATTTCTTGAAACTTAACAATTTCTGTTGCTTTAAATTCAGTTTCTCCATTTATCTTTTTTCTAAGTCCATAAGGAGTTAAATTTAATTGTTTAGCTATCCAATTGAAGCGATATCCACTATTATCTATCTTTTCTCTTAATAATTCTGTATCAGTCAAATAAAACACCTCCTTTAATTTTTAAAATGTTGTCATTTTTTCAACAAATTAATTTTATATCATTGTTTATAATTTGTCAACAAAAATTTTTAAAAAAATAAAAAAAAGTTGCATTTTTTTCACAAAAGTATTATAATCAAATAAAAAGATTGGAGGAAAATCTTTATGGATATGTATGATAGGATAAGAAATAGAAGAAAAGAATTAAAAATGACTCAAGATGAATTAGCTAAATTAACTGGATATAATGATAGAAGTAGTATAGCAAAAATAGAAGCAAAAAAAGCAGATTTATCTCAATCAAAAATAATTGCTTTTGCTGAAGCATTAAAAGTAAATACATCATATTTAATGGATGGCGAAGTAAAAGAAATAGAAGAAAAATCAAATATAAATATGAACAATATAGAAACTGATTTTATGATGATACCTTTATATGAAAGTATATCAGCAGGTTATGGAGCTAGTAACTCAGAATTTATTAAAATGATTCCAGTTTTTGGTTTAAAGAAAAATGGAACTACATATTTTGCAGTTAAAGTTGAGGGAGATAGTATGGAACCAAAAATTCCAAACGGATCTACTATTATTATAAAAAAAGATATAGCTATTGAAGTTGGAGAAATTGGAGCCTTTAACTTAAATGATGAAAATTTTGTAAAACAAAAGAAATTAGTAAAAGATAAATTAATATTACATTCTTTTAACCTAGCTTATGAAGATAAGGTTGTAAATGAATTTGATGATTTCATAGAATATGGGAAAGTTGTTAAAGTTATGATTGACTTATAAAAAATTTTAAAAAGGGGAGATGTATTTATGGATTTAAAAGATAATATTGAAGAATTATCCAAAAAAATTGAGAAGTACAAAGACAGAGTAACTAATGAAGAAATGACTAAAACAGTGTTTGTTTTGCCTTTTTTTGATATGCTTGGTTATGATACTAGAAATCCTTTTGAATTTCACGCAGAATTTACAGCAGATATTGCAGATGCAAAAGGTGAAAAAGTTGATTATGCAATTTTAATTGATGATGTTCCAAGAATATTAGTGGAATGTAAAGATTGTAATAATACACTTGAAAATTGTGATAAACAATTAACTCGTTATTTTAATGTTACACCAGCTAAAATTGGAGTTTTAACAAATGGTATTGTTTATAAATTTTATACTGATTTAGAAAAGCCTAATATGATGGATGAAAAGCCATTTTTAGAAATAAATCTTTTAAAAATTAAAGATTATCAAATAAACGAATTAAAGAAATTTGCTAGAAATACATTTGATTTAGATAACATTTTAAATAGTGCTGAGGAACTAAAATATTCAAATGCTATTAAAAAACTTTTAAAATCTGAGTTTGATAATCCAACTGAAAACTTTATATCTTATATTTTAAATGAAATATATGATGGTGTTAAAACTCAAAAAGTAAAAGATAGATTTACTAATACTATTAAAAAATCTATAAATGAATTTTTAAATGATATTGTTAGAACTAAATTAGAGGGAGCTTTGGAAGTGAATAAAGCTGTTGAAAAGCAAATTGAGGCTCCTCAAGAAATGATTGAAGAAATAACAGAAGTTGAAGCTGGTCCTATAACTACTGATGAAGAATTACAAGGTTTTTCAGTAGTGAAAGCATTATTATATGGAACAATAGAACTTGACAGAATAACATATAGAGATACTTTAAATTATTTTTCTGTAACTATTGATGATAAGGTTACAAAATGGATTTGTAGATTATATTTCAATGGTTCTACTAAATTTATTAGATTTCCTGAAATTGATGAAGAATGAAATAAAACTGATAGAGGTCCTAAAATTCCAATAAATTCTATAAATGATTTATATAATTTTAAAGACAAACTAATTGAATCAGTTAAATTGTATGATTAAATTACTATAAAAAATAAAAAGCCCCACAAGGTGCTGGTAACACCTAGCAGGGTTTTAAGAGTGTGATACTCTTTGTAATTCAGATATTAAAATTATATCACACTCATTTTTATTATGCAAATAAAGGAGTGTGATTTTTTTATGAGAGCTGCAAATGGAATGGGTACTGTTTCAAAACTTTCAGGAAAAAGAAGAAAACCCTGGTTATTAAGAGATAACAAAAAATTTAATGAAAAAACTGGAAAATATGAAAGATTACCTCTTGGAGTATTTGAAACTAAAAAAGAGGCAGAAACATATAGAATAGCATACTTTACAAATAACCTTGATATGATAAAAGATACAGGCATTAAGATACACAAGAAAAAAGAAAAAGGTATTACATTTGAACAAGTCTATAATTTATGGTTAAAAAATAAAGATGTGAATGATGGAACTTTAACAAATTATGAAACACAATTTAAAAGAAGTAAAAAGTTACATAAAATGGAAATAAATAAAATAAACGGTATTTTACTTCAAGATATTTTTTATAGTTTAAATCTGACTAATAGCACTTTAAGAGTTTTAAAAAGTTTCTGGAGTATGATATTTGATTTTGCAATATTAAATGATATGTGTAGCAAGAATTATGCTAAGTATTTAAAGACTAAGACTGTTGAAAAAGGTAAAAAGACAAGCGATAGAGAAAGAGTTATTACTTATGAAGAATTACAAACTTTATGGGATAACTTAAATAATCATAAAACTGATAAATATAGAATAATAGATATGGTCTTAATCCTATGCTATACAGGTCTAAGAATTAGCGAACTATTAAGAGTTAAAAGGAAAGATATATTTCTAAAAGATTATTATTTTGAAGTAGAAAAGTCTAAGAGCAAAGCTGGAGTTAGAAAAGTCCCTATTGCAGATAAAATCATAGAACTTTTTAGAGGTAGGTATTTTAGTAAGGATAAATTTTTATGGCAAAGATATGATGGTTTAGAGTATGATTATGATTCTTTTGATAATCATTTTAGAATATTATTTAGAGATTTAGGCTTATCTTATCATAGTTTACATGATACTAGGCATACATTTGCAACACTTCTATCAGATAATGTTGCAGATAAAGATGCAATTATAAAAATGATAGGACATTCTAACTATAAAATTACTTCTGATGTCTATGTGCATAAGAATATCCAAAAATTGAAAGAGGCAGTGGATGAAATAAAATAATTTAATGTTATCTAACATTCGTTATTTTATTTTGCTTTGTTACCATTTTGATACCACCTAATTCAAGTTAAGTCAATTTATTCTACACTTAATTTTTGAATTAATGGTATATTGAGTAGTTAAAAAATCAAAATCTAATTATAGTTTAATTTCTACAAAAAAGCCCGAACTTGTAAAAAGTTGAGGGCTTTTTTGTTGGTGAAGGGTATTTTTGTTTGCACTTTGTTTGCACCAAATTAATTCTAATTTAGATTAATTCAAATATAACAGATGTTATATAACATAAAAATAAAAAAAGAGGGTAGGATTTTTTCCTACCCATTATTTTATGAATTTTTTTATCTCATCAATGTCTTTTTTTAATTCTGATTGATCCTTTTGCATTGCTTCCAACTGATCTACTATCTTCTGCATAGTAGTTCTATAAATTTCAAATGTCTTACTATCTTTCCATAGAAAATACAGTAAAATAGCCCCTACTACACCATATTCTAGTAAAGTTTTTTCCATAATATCACCTAATCCCTAATATCTTATTCCAATAATTATAATATTCTCTTGCCTCCTTAGTGTGATCTATAATTGCCCTATCTTTATAACCTTCATTTAGAATTTTTTTCTTCCATGAAGTTTCTCCAAATGCTCTCACTGCTGCATAAAATCTTCTTACAGTTCTGTTATCTACTCCTGTTTCTTGCATAATGTATCTAAATATCTTATCTGCTAAGGTTCTATTGATACCAGTATTGTTATAACAGCTATATAAAAAATCATGCACAACAGCAGCATTAATATATTTGCCATAAGGATTATACAGCCATTGTAAGGAATGAGGCACTGATGCCCCATCCGTTACAAATCCTTTGAAAACTTTTATATCATACCCATTAATACTATAAATATAATCTTGCATTAAAACTGCCTTTCCATTTGAAATTGGATCCAGGATTAATTTAGTTTTCTCCATCTTCCTCATTTCCTTTTATATCCACTTTTCTTCCTGTTCCAAATACATTAGAAAACTTTTGTAGTGTTGTTTCTATAATATCTATCATTCTTTTTCTGCTTAAAAATCTTCTAATTACTACCCTAGCTATAAATGGTAGGCTATTTGTTCTTTCTATTATAAATGTTACAGCTCCATCTAGCTTTTTAAGATTATCTCCATAATTAAAAGATGTTTCTGCATACACCACTGCATTATCAAATATTTGCACATACTTCTTTCTGTTATAAACCATATAAGCAACTATTACAGTGGCTAATAGCATCCATCCCCATTGTTCCCAAGTAAACCCTGTTAAAAATGCCCATAATTTTAAAATTAATCCAACTACTAAATCTTTCATAAGTAAAACCTCCTAAAATTTTTATTTTTTATAATAAATTTGTCTGGCCAGACTGTTTATTAATTAGTTTTCAATTTGGAAATGTGGACCATCCTTAAATGTTTTCCAATCTCCACCCCAAGTAATTACATAACCTAACTTTCTTGCTACTTCTTTTACACAATCAGCAACTTCTTTATAATATTTAAAATCCCAAGTTACTTTTCCATCAATCCATACAGCTATATCAACTGCTTTACCTGTTAGATGGTAGCTTTTTAAAGTCTTAGATTTTCCTTGTGCAACTAATTCTTTTTGTCTTTTGAGTGTTCTTATTCCTTCTGTTATAGAAAAATCATAAGGACTTTCTTTAATAGCTACATTCATAAGATTTTGAAGTCTTATATCTACTGTTGCAAGTTTTGCTTTGCTTCTTTCAGAAAACTTATTCATTTTTCTCATCTCCTTTATTTCTTTATACAAAAATTATTAAACCGACCTCGTAATTTGCCATTTAAAGCCATCAAAAAAAGGTAGCCATATAAAACTACCTTTAATTGATTTAACTCTTTTATTCCCACTTAATAGCTTCTAATTCATTTACTGTTTTAGCTATTGAAATTTTAAGAGTTATTTCTGTATATTTTTCTTGTGCAGCTGTTCCTCTTAATATCCACATCAAATAAATATTATTTATATCAGTAAATGTTACTTTAGCAACTGAATTATCTTTCAATCTCCAATTTATTGGTAAAGATTTTATAAAAGCCATCAAATTTTTATCTTTTATAGCTTTTTTAATACCTGTTTTTACTTCTTCTGTAACTTCTATATTCAATATTTTTAATGCTTGTTCTATTAGTCCAGCATCATCTGAGTTACCTGCTATATCTATTGCAGATTTAACTCTTAAAAAATTCAACTCATCATTTGATCCCATTTGAAATACTTTACCATTATAATTGTAATCTTCATAAACTTTCTCTAATAAAATATTTTGAAACTTGTGCCTAAAATTTCTTTTTACTTCTTTCAAATCTATATCCCATTCTTGTCTCACATTATCCCAAGTGTGATATTTGCTAGGTTGAGGTATTTTAATCAAGTTTCTATCTTTTATAATTTCTCCTGGTTCTAATTGTACATCAATACCAGCTCTTATTTTTTCTTCTTTTGTCATTTCTCTCAATACATCATCTTTAAATATTGGATATTGATATGTTATATCAGTTATTATCATATCATTTGTATATCCTTGAAAGTATGATAGAGGACTATTTATAACATTCTCCAAAGACTCAGCATAAACAGAAAATATCAATTTTTCTTTTTTATAAAAATTTATTGTTTTCATATCAATTTCTCCTTTCAAATCTGAATAGATTTTCAAATTTATAAAGAAATTAATGTTATTTTTATTAAGTTTGAAGTTATTTTTTAACTTATTCTTGTTATCAAAAGCTAAGAAAATGTTATCAAATAACTTCAAAGTGTGATTCAAACCATTAAAAATCTGAATAAATTTGAAAATTTCTATACTTTATTGTTAAAAAATACCTAATTTTTTCCTTGCTACTATAAGAGTATTTCTTATTTCTGTAGCACTTGTTTTTTGTATATAATGTTTACTTGTAACTCCACTACTGCTATGATTTGCATAACTAGAAGCGAGTCCTAATCCAGCTAAATTATTTATTAAATTAATAGCTGTCTTTCTTAAAGTATGAGGATATAGATCCTCAATACCTATAATTTTTCCTAACTTTTTAATTCTTCCACGAATAGCTCCTTGTGTCATTTGCTTGTATATTTTTCCATACTTAGTAACAAAAAACCAATCTACATCTATTTCATTTTCTACTCTGTACTGTATCCATTCTTTTATTAGTTCCTTACATTTTTGGAAAAAGAAAGCATTAACTATATAGCCCTCTTTCTCCTTAACATCTCTAAAATACCCATTTTCTAAATCTAACTGCTCCATCTTTAAATTCTGAATAGCACTAATCCGACAAGCACTGTCTAAGAACAATTCCCATAATATCCTATCTTGTAAATCATATTTTTTAGATTCCACTTGCATATAAAGTCTTACAGTTAAAATTTGTTCTGTTGTAAGAAAATAACTGTTCCTAACCTTGTCCTTCTCTGTAAATCTAAGTCTATCCAACTTAGAATTAAATGGATGGTATTTAATCTTATTTCTACGAACACACCAAGCATAGAAAGTGCTAATAGCTGTTGTTTTGTTCATCAGAGTTCTTTTAGAATTACCTAAACTTCTACAGTAATTTCTATAGCACTCCATTATGCTAGGCATTTCTAGTAACGTTTCTTTACTTAAAAGCAACTTATTCTTATAAGTTTTCTGAAACCAAACTAGAAATAATTTAAAATTATTGCAGTAAGTTTTATATGTGGTCTCCCAAGTCTCCCAATTACTGCTCTTACAACTATTAAGATACTCTAAATAAATTTCCACATTCTCTTTTTTTAAATTTTCCAACACCAATAATTGCATAATTAAAACCTCCTAAATTTGATAGGTTTATTATACAATTCTTAAAATAATGGAAAATTTAATCAAAATAAAAAAATACTCTGCAACAACTCAAGATTATATATCTATAAATGCGGGGACATTAATCATTTCAGAAAGCAGAATCGATAATCTTAAAAATAAAATTGGAATTCCTTTGAATTCTACAATTGTATCAGTAAGTACTGGGCAAAGTGCTGGATATTGTGAATACTGTACTTATAATTATGAATCTGACACTGCTATCGTTGGGCATATTGTTCCTTCGGGCAATTCTAGAACAGTTGTTATCAATGTTGCTTATTTAACTTAAGCAATAATTCTATTGGCAATTATATAAATATTAACGACATTACTACCACCCGCTATTGTATCGGGCCATCTTTTAACTTGAATTTCATTGTTTACCTTACTAGCAGTAAAAAGGACTTGATTATTGATATCTTCTGAACTTGCTAAAACAATTTCATTTTCTATTTTAAAAGGAAGCTCAAAAGTATATTTATTAGATGAATAAGAAACTCTTTTCTTTAACATTAAAATAACTTTTTCATTTGTAAGTTCAATAATATTCCAATCTTTATTGTTAGAAAAAGTAATTAGATTTTCCAACAAGAATGGAAAATCTATACAAAGATTTTTCTAAAAGCGGAAACTGGTATTATAAGCAAATATCTAGCAATTTTTATATGATGTTTGGATGGTTTCAAGATGTTCCAACTGGCGAAACATACTATAATCTTCCAATTTCTACATCTTCAGAGTATATAAATTCTATAGTTATTTCTGCTCAGACTGGGACTGGTGGTGAAAAGCCTATTACTTCTTATATTAAGAATAGAAAAATATATTTGAATAATCAAAATAGAACAAGGGAGAACTATAGCATTTTCGCTATAGTACAAGTTTGATTAAATATTTAAGTTAATTTATTGAAAACAGATATAGATATAAATTCTCTATTAGGGTCAGCTACTAATTTCAGAACATTAGTATTAATGTCTAAGTGAAATTTAATGCCATTAAATAAAGTATAATCGACTATATTTGTATTTGAAGAGTTATCTAAGACAACATAAAATGATACTCCTCCCGAAAATCTAATTTTAAAATAGTAATCTAATATATTGTTATATCTTACATAATTTGGTAACTTTCCAGTTGTTCCAATAGGTACAGGTGAGCCTCCAGCATACATTATTTGATGATCATTTCTTTTTAGATTTTCCAATCTATCCAAAAGTGAGTTATTATCAAGTGGAATAAAATTAGCCACATTTGCAGATACATCTGAATTTTGATTTAAACACTTGTACATCTTTCTAGTATTTCTATCATAATAAATATAATTAGGATTTTTTACACCCTCATCTTGTATATCACCACCATATCCATAAGCTCCTGCTAATCTTGCTAACATCATTCCCTCTAATGCTTTTCCTTCTTCTGTTCCAAGTTGTACTATCCCAGCCTTTGCTCTTGTTGCTCCCTCTTTTATTGTAGATAAGCTATTATCCATTTCACCTATTTTTTTATCTATCAATTCTGAATTGTGATTAAATACTTCAATATCATAATAATCACTGCCTTCTGGTTGTGCTAATCTTATATTTTCAGTATACTTTGCCATTTTATTTATCTCCTTTCATCATAGATATTTTTATGTGTTTTAGTTTTCAACTCATTATTTTTAAAATTTCCTACTTCATTCTGTTTATGATACTTACCTACTACTGCACTATCTTCATATAATCTAGTGTCGTAAATTTCTTTATGGCTTTTTGCTTTTAAAGAATTATGTAATAAATAAGCTACCTGGTTATGTGTGTTGTATCTAAATTCAATACTAAAATTTAGATGTGCAGGTTTTATAACTTCTATTACTGCCTTAAAGTTCTCAATGTTTTTAGGTATTCCAACTATAGAAGTAAAAAATATTTTAAAAGAATAATTTGGATTATCTTCAATAACTTCAATTTCTCCGTTTGTAAAAGTTTTGGCAACTCTAGCAATCATTTCTTTTGTAGTAGTTCCATAACTTCTTAACTTAGAAATTAAATTCTCTCTTCTTTCTTCAATATTGCTTGTTTTATCTCCAACACTTAAACCAAATATTCTTTCCCAAATTGGTAAGGACCATGTAGCAGTATAAATAAAAAATTGATTTAATACATCTTTTGAGATTAAATCAACTGTATCTAATTCTTTTTCTATTATTTCTTGTAATAAAGTTACTTCTAAAATACCTCTGTAATACTTTGGCATATGCCTCATTAATCTTTTAGCTTCCAACTATATCACCTCTTTTTGTAAAGTGATTGTTGTTAATTTTGGAATCTCCTCAGCTGCTAACTGTACATTTAAAGTTGTATTATTTATTTTTAAGTCATCATAATCACTAACCCCTTGAATATTTAATAAGATATTTCCTAATTGTGCATAACTTACGTAATCCTGTTTAAACCCTACTTTCCTAAAATATTCTTTTACTTTTGTTTCAAATTCTGTTTTTACTTCATCAAATTTTATATTTTTAGAAATTTTAACAGTACTTGAAATTGATATAGCTTTACCTATTGCACTCTTTACTGTAACAGTAGCCCCTATTGGTCTGACTTCTTCTAAATAATCTCTTACTCTTTTTAGTAAAGTTTCATCAGCTTCATGAATATCACTATTTACTACAACTACCTTTACAGTACCATTACCAGCCCATAGTGGAAATACTTTAACTCCTCCTACTCCTTCAACTTCAAAAGCCCATTTTTTATAATGATAGACATTTCCACTAGTTACTGGCTCTCTTACTTTAAAATAGTATCTTTCTCTTAATTCATCATCAGTTTCTCCATCATATCCATCGACTGTTTCGGCAGGGTTATTGACTTCATTTAATCCTGGAATAGTTACAGGAAAATTTGTAATAGTTCCTTTTGGAATATTGTATATTTTCCCATACTTTTCACTTTCAATAGGTACTTCAACACTTCCAGCAGCAGATATTGTTTTTTCTTGTGTAGTTAAATAAATATAGGTATCACTTGCAACTTTGGTATTAATTTCTATTACTGTTCCTGGTACTCCTTTTATAATTACAGTACCTTTTGACTTTGTTGCTTTTCTTCTAAATACTCCTACCTCTTTACATATATTGTCTAAATATTCACCTTCAGCAGTTTCTGCAAAAGAATTTAAAAATATATATTCTAAGGTCTTTCTTATTTCTTCTATTTCTATACTTACAGGTGCTAAGTTGTCATAAAATAAGCTTCCTTCTGTCTTATCATATTCATCATTTACCTGGTTAAGCATATTTTTTAAAATTTCTTTCCATTCTTTTTTTATTATCATAGATACCCCTCCCATTCAAATGTTTTGAAGTTTTTTAACACTACTTCAAATTTGGTTTTCAAGGTATGTTTTTCTAACTTTATATCAATATTTCTAATTTCTATTATTTGTTTATTTTTCTTCATTGTTTCAGTCAATTCTCTCTCAAACTCACTATATAAAACAGGTGTAGGAAATCTTTGACTAAGTAACATAGCCTTATATTTCATACCATATTGATTAGGTCCATTATATTTATAAATATTCCATTTATATTTTTCTGTTAAAAGAACCTTTTCAATCCACATTCTAACAGCTCTTTCATCATCTGTTTTTATTAATTGTCCATTTGATTTTAATAACTTCTTTTTTTGAAAGTCTATCAAAAATGTTTTACCATTACTGTTTTTACTATTATTTGTCTCTTGTTTAGAGTAATCAACAAAATCTATTTTTGGTAATATTCCCATTCTAAACTCACCTCTGGAGCATAATTAAAAACATCTACTACAAAAAACTTGTCCTCCTCTGTGTTAGGTATAACAAGCACATACATTCCTTTTTTTAAATTAAAAACTGTCTGTAATATAAATTTACCTTTATCTTTATTGTCTTTTTTACTTGAACTAGATTTGTATGAACCAGTATGTCCTGTTAACATTAAATTTGTATCTCCAGCACTATCATTCCCAGCACCACTAGTATTTAAATTTGTAATGTTACAATTAGTAGATTTATTACCTTCGCTTTCAAATTCTTTCATAGTACATTCAATAGCTAATCTATTAGTTATTGCATTAGATAAATAAATCTTATCACTATCAATAACACCATAACCATTTAAAAGTTCAATAGAGATGTCAGGGAGAGGCTTTAAAATTTTCCCCAAAACAGCACCTATTGGACTTGGATTTTCTCTTTCTCTAAATTTTTCTGCCACTGCTATATCCCAAGACTTTTGGTTTTCACTCACTCCATAAACACCTCCAGTTTTAAATTGATTCTGTGGATTTCATTCTGTACAGTGTGAGAACTTTCTTTTATTAGATACTCACCTTTTAAATTAAAAAGTGGTAAATCAATATCAATCACTCTACCACTCTTAACTTTATCATCACCTAAGACATCAATACTAAAGTCTTCTGTGATTTTATTTAATTTTTTCAATTCATTTTTAGCAACTAGATTAGCTTTTTTAAATTCTTTTTCATCTAATGTTACCACTTCTTGTAGCATACCATACTTTTTAATACTTTCGCTATCTTGTTCTTTTCCTACTGTTCTAACTGCTTCTTTATTTTGTGTTACAACCAAAATTGAATTCTTCATATCAACTATTGATCTACTTAATGAAACTTCTCCGATGTTTTTAGCTACATCTATAAAAGTATTTTTGTGCATTTCATATTGGCCAATAACTTTTATTTTTTTGAATGGTCCTATTTTTAAAGTTCCTTTATCATATTCAATAAAGAATTTTTTAGAATTGAATTGCGAACATTGTTCTATGATGTCATAAATAACGCCTGAGATAGTCTTATCCTTGTAAATTTTATCTATCTTAGTATCTAATCCACTTACTTCAACTTTTATTCCAATTTCACTGCATAAGGATTTAATACAGTCATTCCCTACCATCTTTTTAAATTGTTTTATCACAGTTGATTTATTCAAATACCAAGCCATATCATAAGCAGTAAATGATGTAGTCTTTCCATTAGGACTTTCTGATACTATAATAGCTTGTACTAATGTTTCTCCTTTATCATTGATTATTTGAACAGGATCACCTAATGTAATATTATAGAGAAAAGATAGATTTTTATCAAACTTATTTACTGCAAGTTCAAAACTTACCTCAACTCCTAATGTATCAATGCTATCTCTCCAGGTTAAATCTCTTATGTAATTAGTTACATCTATTTCTTTTACTATTGTCCTATACATTATTATCAACCTCACCAGGTAAAATATATTCTTTTATATCTAAGGTATATGGAACATCTCCAGCCTTATCTCTAAAAGAATAAGTAAAATTATATCTACATAGCATATTTAAGACCACTCTGTACTTATCAACTATAATAATTCTTAAAGGTACTCTCGCATCTCTATACTTTTCAAAAAAGTTTATATAGTATTTTGGAGGTTGAAAATTAAAGAAACTTACAAAACTATATCTTTTAGATGGAAAAAAAGAAGAAAATGAAAAGTTTCTAAGTCCTTTACCACCGATTAAATTAAGAGTTTTTCCATTAATTGTATTAAACTCTTCATCCATTGTTTCACAGTTTACAGGTTCTATATTTTGGACTACTGGAATATTAACTATTTCTTGCTGTACTCCATTATCTTCAACTATAAAAATTATATTCATTTTCTTATCTCCTATCCTACATATTATTTAAAGCTGCTAAAATCTTATTTGCTGTATATTCTCCATATTTTTCCATGTGTTCTTTTTCACCAATAAAGTTTCCAGAAACAGTTATATTTACTGTAATTCCTTTGTTGCTACTTCTTTTTTCTAATGTTTTACTTTCTTCATGGCTCATTATTTTAGTTCCAGCTGGTAAAATAGCAGTTTCATCTCTTCCACCCTCATTTATTCCAGTTACTCCACCTTTAAAGTACGCAGTACCTAAAGCATGTCTTGGATTTTTAACTGAGGTAGTAGATGAACCAGTTCTATTAATTCCTCCTATTGAATCAGTTGTTTTAGTTGTTTTTTCAGTTATATTAATTGTTTTATCATCAACAGGTGTACTATTCCAAAATTTCAACTTATCAATTAGTCCACCAAAGGCTTTTTTTGCAGTTTCGATTGGGTGTAATATAATATCTAATGCATTCATTAAGCTATCCCAAGCACTCATAAAAGCACCAGTAATAAAATCTGTTACTTTATTAAAACCTTCTTTTAACTTATCTAATGCACTTACAACTCCATCCCATATAGCTGTAAATATCCCACCAACCACATCACAAACACCTAATATAACATCTTTCACATAGTTAAATGCACCAACTAAACCATTCCATATATATTCACCAAAACTTTTAATAGTATCCCAATTTTCTGTAATTACATCTTTCAAAAATAGGAATGCATTAATCATAGCACCTACAGGGTTTCCAAACTTAATTATAAATTTGAGTACCTTGCCTAATGGATTATTGTCTAATTTCTGCCAAAATTCCACTACTTTTTTCTTTACTAAGTCCCAGTTTTTGCATAATAACCATATACCACCAACCAATAAAGCAATAGCAGTAATTACAAAACCTATTGGATTTGCATTCATTGCAGCATTTAATAACCATTGTTTTACAGTTAAAGTTCCTGTTGCTGTTGCTTGTGCAGCATCCCAAGCCATTTTTACTTTTGTTATTGCAACCATAGCTGTTGTATAAACCCATGCTCCAAACATCACTAATTTATATGCTGCTATTGCACCAACAAGAGTATAAACGACAGGACTTATTCTATCCCAATTATTTATTATGCCTTGTGCTATATCTATTGCAACAGTTCCAGCATTTGATAATATTTGCCAAGTTTCTTCAAGTGCTGGTTTAACTTTTTCAAATACTTTTCCAAACATATCCTTAATTTGTGTTATATAAGGTTCTGCTCTTGTAACTAATTCTTCAACTTTATCTGCAAGACTTAATATAAAATCTTGAATAGCTGGTATCTTACTATGAAACCACTCAGCAATAGCACCTAATTTTGGCATTAACTTTTTACCAAGTTCTGCTTGCATATCGCCCCAAGCACCTTTTGCTGCTACAATTTTACCTTCATCTGTTTCTCTCAAAGCCTTGTTAGTTCCACCAATAGCAGCTGTTAATTTCTTATTTAAAAACTCTGCTCTTTGTTCTCGCTTCATAGTTTTAAATAATTTTTCTTCTGCATCAGTTAAAGATACTCCATATTTTACAAGTCCTTTTGTTTTACCTTCTACAGCCTTACCAAATACATCGGCCATAGCAATAGCATCTTCTTGTGTCCCATTAAAACCTTTTTCTTTAGCAACCATATCATCAATAACAGGTAGTATAGTTTTTATTTGCTCTGCTTTTAATTTATAGATAGCTAATTGTCCTGCACCAGCTACAGCAACATCATCTCCAACTACTCCAACATCTTGTAATGCACTGGCTTCATCTTTTAACATCTGGATATGTTCTTTTTTAAAATTAGCTTGTTTCATTAAATTTGTTTCCAACATTTTGTCAGCTTTTAGCTTATCTTTTGCAGCATCTATAGACTGTTTTATAAATACTCCAGCTGCAGCAGTTAAGGCTCCAAATCCAATTGTTGCCCATTTTGCTACAGACTTCATTCCATCTTTTATTTTTCTGCCAAATGCTTTTACTTGGTTTCCAGCTTTTTCAAGTTGTCTATCCATATTCTTAATACTCTTGGTTGCCTTCTGTAATGGTGTTGTAAACTGGTCTTTTAAACTTAGTAATACACCAATAGTCTTTGCCATTTAAACCTCCTTTCTAAAAAGATAAAAAGGTACTTAGCTTTTTATACTAAGCACCTGATTTATTCATTCTTTCAATTTCAAGATCCATTGTGGCTATCATAAATAACTTTTCGTCATATGATAAATTTAATAGATAATCATATTTAAACCCTCTAAGCAAATAAAAAGAGAGGAATGCCATATCGGTATCCTCTAATATTAGTTTTTTATATCTTCAACCTCTTCTTCTAAGACTTTACTAGCTTTGTTATCTTCTTCACCTAATCCATAAAGATTTAAAATGAAGTTTGATAATTTATTTACTTCTCCCAGATTTTCATCAAATACAGGTATTACAATTTCATATGGTTCTGCAACTTGATATGCTTCTTGTAATTCCTTTTTTTGTAAAATAGGACAGTGTTTATAGATTAATTTACAGTTAGCTTTGTAAGCTGCTTCTGTTGTTTTTTCTTCTGTACTATCCATAATTTTTATTACATCTCTTGCTTTATGTTTTACAACTTCTATTGTTCCGCCTAATACTTCTGAATTAAATAGCACCACTTTCATTTTATCATTTTCTGATTGTTGTTTCTTTGCAATTAATATTTCTAATGTTATATTTTTAGCCATTTTTATATCCTCCTTATATCATATCTATATATCTAAAATGTGAAAAGTTAAAAGGAACTTCTTCCTCTCTTAAAGCTTTATTTTCAAATTTTAATGCCATTAATTCGCTAATTGTTACACCTGTTAATTCAACTCTTTCTGCTCCATAAGCTGTTGGGTCATCTAGTTTTGCAACTATTTTAAAATCTGGCATATTACCATTTCTTATACCATCAGCCAGTAACTTTCCAATAGTAGAGTCTATTTTATGTAATGTCATAGTTCCCTCACCAGTAAAGCCCATATATCTTTTTGACTTTCCTAGTTCTCCCATAATATCCACATCTTCATATTCTAATGTAACCTTAGCCTCAAAAGATTTTACAGAACCTAATTCTTCACCATCTAGCCATACAGCACCAAATGAACCTCTAATTATCTTGTTTTTATCCATTTTATTAGACATTATTTACCTCCATTTCTTAGAACATATTAATTGTAAATTTAAAGTCTTCAACAGCATTTAATATCTTTATATTTGCTTTCATAAATACTTTTTTCTTAAATGTTAGTTTTTTGATTTTCTCATCATCCCAGTCTTCAACTTCTTTTTTACCAACACCTAACCAAGCCAATCTTTGTGCTTCAACATCAACTTCTGAATAGTTATCATATTCTTTATCCAAAATATCCTCTTTCTCTAATTCTTTGAAATAAGCATTAATTGCAGTAAAGAATAAAACTTGATTATCATATTTGTTTTTATACTTACCTATCCATTTCTTGAATGTTGAGTAAATATCATCTCTCATTAAGTCCATAGATTCAATTATGATAATGTCTTTCATATCTTCAGTTTCATCTTGTGTAATTTCTTCTAAAGATGTACATGCTCTTGCTACTCTTATATCTCCTTCATCTTTATACAAACAGAAACCACCTTTATCAATAACATCATCTATTTCATCAAATATAGAAACTTCCTTTAAATTCCCACATAGAAAGCTAGTAGCTGATCTAGTCATTGGTAACCCTGCTAACATTCCTAGAATTGTTGGTACATATTGCCAACCTTCAACTTCTCCTCTATTATCTACAAATGTAACCTTGTCATTCATTAAGTTTACTATGCCTTTGTTATCTGGTTTGGTAGCCTTAAATACAACAGCTTTATAAGTTTTGCCTGCTTTTCTTACTGACTTTATCCAAGAAACAAGAGTTGCAGTATCTCCATCTTTCCCATCATAAGCTAACCCTAGCCAGTTAATTCTTTCTTGTGCAACTTTTTTTAATGTGTCAGATAATGTTCCATCTTTAACATTGAATACGACCACTTTATTTGGAGTGTATTCAAAGCTATCTTTAATCAATGGTAATATTTCAGCAGAATAATCATCACTTTTTATATCAGTAATATCTTTGTATACCTTTCTATCCCATTGTTTAGTAGATTCTTTTACTATTAATCCAACTATACCTAATTGACTTCTCTTAACAGCTGTTACTGCTAATTGTTTAAAAATTATTTCAATACTAGGTAATCCCATATATTTAACCTCCTATTTCTTATCAAAACGATACTCTAATTCTTCCATCATTTCGCCATCTATATCATTTTCTATCTCTTCCATACTTAAACTATCAAAACTTGCTATTAATACTCCATCTTCAGTTTCTTCAAACTCTATTTCATCAATAGGAATAGCAAAAGTTTCATTTACCCATAATGTACCTAAGAAAGCATTTTCAATTTCATCAGATATTTTTAATCTTTCTTCTCTTCCTTTACCAGGTAAAGTAGAAAAAAAATAAATTCTAATTGTAAAATTTCTTTCCTTAAAAGTTGTCATAAAAGCACTTGTTTTAAGTCTATCTAACTCTGTACGAAAGCTTGGTCTATTAAAAGCTTCAGATAAATCTTTACTATCAATTTCTATTTTAGGAAATGTTTCTTTCAATTTTGTATTAACTGCTTTTAGTATCTGACTTAATTTAATCATTAGAAACCTCCATTTTTAATAACTTCATCAATAAAGTTATCTGCAGCTTTTAAAAATTCATCTTGAAACTCTCTCTGTGAATCTTCTAAAATATGCTCTCCTTTTTTAAAACCATGTTCTTTACCAGTTTTATCTTTTATGATATGCCCATTCTCTATTAAATGAGCATGAGGCATTGAGTTATAAACTCTAACTGTATCTTCTTCACCTTTATATTTATAAACTTTCCCTCTTTTAAAACCTTTCAAATAGTTACCCTTTTTTACTTTTACCTTAGATTTTGCTTTCTTTTTAGCCTTAGCTTTTAATTTATTACCTTGTTTTTGTAAGAATTTTTTAGCCTCTTTTGGGTATTTTCTAGCAAGTCTTAATACTTCTTCTTCAAGTTCTTTTAAATCATCTGTTGAAAAAACTCCCATTTCTACTCCTCTTTTCTTACACAAAAAACTTCTATGAACTGATTACTTTTAAAATCTCTGTTGAAATAAATAACTTCATACTTCAAGCCCTCATAAATAAAAAACCAGTCCTTTTTTATTCCAGGAACTGATTTTACTCTAAATATGAATTTGAATTGATGTTGATTTTCTTCTGTTCCAGCTTCTCCATTTTTTACACTAGAATTTAAAGGAACTATTTCACAGTATGCTTTTTTAAATAACTCTGGCTTTTTATCATTTTCTCCAAGTTCATTAGTTGTGTCTATCATGTGATATACATCAATAAAGTGTCTTAATTTCTTAGTTATATCATTCAAAGTTATCACCTACTTGTAACTGAGTTAATAGACTTCTGGCGGTATAACTAAGGTCTTTACTTTCCTTTTGCTCTCTGTTATCATACAAATCTTGCATTAGTACACAAGCTAGAATTTTAGCCCTTTTAATAAACTTTTCTTTTGTTGCTTTTTTATCAAAGTCATTTATTGCATCTCTAAGATAATCTATTGCTGCAATCATTAAAGATTGCAACAATGTATCATCTTCATTGTAATCAATTCTTAGATAATTTTTAGCTTCTTCCAAAGTTAAAATATCTGCCATATCAATCACCTATTAAGCAGTTTCTATTTCAAGATATTTCATTGCTTCTTTATCAACTTTTTTAGCATCAAATCTTTCTATTGCTCTAATATAAGTAGCGTTCTTAGTAAATCCTGCCTCAGTTGATACTGCAAGTTCTAAACCTTCTCTATCAAAGAATGTTATAAATTCTTCCAAATCTCCAACAAATACTGGTGCTTTTGTTCCATTCATTTCTAATTGAACATCAGATAAGATAACTATTTCTCTTCCTTTAAATAGCTTTTTAGTTTCATCTTGTAAGCTATTACCTAAAAGAGGTCTACCTTGCTTATCTTTTATTTTATCTAAAATATCAAAATAAGTTTGATTCATAAAAACTTTTGCATTTAATGATATTGCTGGATCTAATCCTTTATTTAAAGCAGTTGTTATCGCATCATAATCAGTTGCTTGTACTGGTGTTAAAGTTTTTAATATTTCTATTATCTTTTTATTTTCTGTATTAATTGCTTTTTTGATAAATCTTCTTCCAATATAATCAGTTAAATTAGCTTGTTCATCAGCTAATAAAGTATTTGATATTGGGATAATATCTCCATAGTCAGCAACATTATATGTAACTTGTGCAAAATCTATATCAGATTGACCTATTTCATTCAATTCTTCAAAAGCTATTAATTCCCCTGTGCTTCCTGTTTCAATAGGCATACTTCCCTTTAATGATGTAACAGGCAAAATATTACAATAGCCTTTCAAAGATACTAAATTTCTTCTTAACTCTTTTATTTGTTTAAATTGTTCAGTTGGTACTAAGTAACCACCTTTCCCATCTGTTGCTTCTACTTGTCCTGGTGTTCCAGCTTGATTTAAAAATTGTTTTTCTTCTTCTGTTATAGATTTTCCTAATAGAACTCTATTATAAATTCTATTAACATTCATTTCTTCTTTTGTTCCTAATGGTACTTTATCACCTTTGTTCATAACTATTAAAGCCTCCTCTGTTTCTGCTTCTTTTATTTTATTTTCTAAATCTTTTAAACCGTTTAACTTAGCATGTGCCTCTTCAATCTTTCCACTATCTTTTAATGATGTGATCTCATTTCTAAGTGTTTCTAATTCCTTTTTTAATTCTACTGATTTTTTCATAATTAAATACCTCCTATTAATAATGCAATCTCAATTTCCTTATTCAATTTATCAAGTCTTGCTTGTTCCTTTTTACTTTTTTCTTCACTAATTTTTTTATTTAATAAATTTTCTGGAATATGCTTAAATTTATTTTTTGTTTCTATACAGTTTAAAAATTCGACTTTTTCAGAAGTTTTTATATTAAATACTCCTGGAGCATCTTCTCCAGTAAACCATTTTTCTTCTTTCATAAAGTCATATATTTGCTCTCTTGTTACACCTTCAATAGCTTTTTCCATATAAGCATTAACAAGTCCTTCATCAAGTTTATTTAGAGTCTCAATATACTTTTCTAAATCTCCAGCATTTCCTGAAACTTTTCCCCAAGCTCTATGGATCATTAAATAGGCATTACTTGGTAAAATAATTTCATCACACCCAAAAGCAATTATGGATGCAGCACTTGCAGCTATACCATCAATATAGGCTATTGTTTTTCCTTTATGATTTTTAATCATATTAGAAATTGCTATACCTGCATAAATATTTCCTCCAAAGCTATTTATATGAACATGGATCTCTTTATTTTCTGCTTCTTTTAAAGCGTCTTTAATATCCAATGGATATATATTAGTATCTTTTATTCCCCATACTTCTTCCAAAAAACCATCATTTTCTGAATCACTTTCTATATCTCCATTGATATAAATTTCAGTAATTTCTATTTGATTTTTTATTTCTAACCACTTATTTTTACTCACTTTTAGCACCTCCTTTTTCATAAGCTATTCCTAATTTTTCTAATGGCACATAACTTCCATTCATTACAATTACATCACCTCCATCTATTGCAGTAAGTCCTGCCATTTTTCTAGCCTCATTTATTGTGTATATTCCACTTTGAACATACTTGGTTAAACATTCAGCTTGTGTTTTTAGATCCCCTTTTAAAATACTTGCTACATTAAATTCAAAATGTAGCCCTTTTAATCTTTCACTTTCTGTAAGAAGTTTTAAATTAAACTCCTCTTCATAGAGTGTCAGAATATATAAAAGAGTATCAATATAAAAAGTCAAGTTTTGCATTTCTGAGTTTGCATAGCTTGACTTATCATAATCATTCAAATGATTTGGCTTTACTCCAAAAGCAGCTGCTATTTGTAAAGCACTATATTTTTTTAATTCAAAAAATTGACTATCAGTCAACTTTAAATCTAATGGTACAATATCCATTCCAGGTGGCAATGGTAGTATTCCAGTTGGATTATTTTCAGTATTAATAAATTCTTCTATTGCTTCAAGCATTTTCTTTTGTAATTCTTTGTTTAAATCTCCTGTGTATCTTAGAAGAGCCTTAGCTGTCAATCCTCTATCATATAAGTTATTCAAATACTTTTGACTTGCTTTTACTCCATTTAATGTTGTAGCTAATGTTTCTCTTACTGACATACCTACAATACCATCTTTACTTAAACCACCTTTTAAATGCAGTACCTCATCTTTTTGAAATAGATATATTTTTCCATCTTTGTTATATTCATAATATAAATCTTCTTTACCACTGAATATTTTTGCATTATCTATCCATATTCTAACTTTTTGAGGGTGTAAAGGATAAATACCTACTAAATGCCCTCTATTGTCATAAGATAAAAAAGCATAAGCATTCCCATGATGGTTTCTCCACATCTCCATTAATGTCATCATAGGTGTTGAAGTCATAAATGGATTTGGTGAAAATTTCAATTTTTGTAATGCCTCATGATTTAATATTTTGTTATTATCATTATCTTTTAAGTGTAAAGATAGTTTTCCAACACTTTCAGATAATACTTTTAAGCAAGTGAAATATGTTACTTCTGATAAATCCGAACCTACATTTATTCCAAAAAATTCACCAAAATTCATAGAATTAATTGCTGTTTTCTGCTTTTTTTCCTCTCCTTTATTAAATAATTTTCTAAATATATTCACTCTCTCACCTCCTTTTATTGATTAAACCAAGCCATTCTTCAACAGCTTCATCATTATTTACTGTTTCTTTTTTATTTATTAGCATAATCTTCCAGGCATCTATTATTGCATCAACAGGATCTATTCTATTTTTTTGAGATTGTTTATCAATTTTTTTCTCTCCAAAACTATTTGAAACAGTTGTAGCATTAGCAATGGACCATTTTAATAAACTGTTTCTCTTATCGTATAAAATTTGAACTGCCTCAACTGATAAAGCAAAATCCACTGTTGCATCATTTAAACTTTTTGCAGATTGTTTAACTTCTGTTAGATCACAATCTAAAAAATCTAAATCACTTAAAAAACTTCCAGCATTGTGAGCATCATACCCACACTCTAAAATTTTAATATTATATCTTTTAATTACTTCTTTTAAGTGAGTAACAATAAACTTATAATCAGTCTTTATTCCAAATGCTCCAGTAGTCAATGTTAAAAGTCCCTCTCTTACCCATATCCTATATGGAACATCATCAGTTTTTTCATGTTCCGATAATCTTAGTTCTGGCATAAATGAATGACTATATACATAAATCTTTTCATCCTTTAGTGGAAAAACTAATGCTATACTTGTTAAATCTCCACCCTTAGATAAGTCAAAACCTAAATAAGCCTCTTTCCCTTTCATATCTTCTAATGTTAAATCACTTTCACACTCTTTAAATTTTGCAAGGTCTATATACTGTCCATTTTTAGCTGTTACCCACATATTTAATTGCTTTGTTAAGAAGTTAGTTAATTCATCTCCACCTTTCTCTTTTGCATCTATTGCTTTTTGGCTATATAAAGCTATTTTCTTTTTGTTTGGTGTTATACCATCTTCCTCAAATAAAAAATAAGGATTAGATTTAAGCCAGTTCTTCCAGTCCCATATATCATCATCCTTATCCATTTCACATATAAAAATAAAGAGAGTTTCTTTTTCAACAACTCCCTCTAATATCTTTTCACAAAATTTATAGTGTTCATAACAGAATCCATTTAAGTTAAATCCTGCTGTTGTAATAGCCAGTGTTAAAGCATTCTCAACATCAGCTTGACCATCTAGCAACAGTTTATACATCTGATTATTTGGGTGTGCATGTAACTCATCACATATAGCTAAGATATTACCAAACCCATCCATTGATTTTGTATCTCTACCTATTGACCTTATAACAGTTCCAGTTGCTAAACTTTTTATAGTTCTATCATGTTCTTTTATTTTATAAAGTTCACTTAAATCATTGTCAGACTCTATAAAGTTTCTTATTTCATCCCATACAATATTGGCTTGGTCTTGCTTAGTTGCAGCACAGAATATCCTATCTTTATTTCCTAACAATGTACTAAACATTGTGGATTCTGCTCCTGATAGAAAACTTTTCCCATTTCTTCTACCAACTTGCAAATAAGCCTCTCTAAATCTTCTTTCTTTTGTTCTTTTTTTCTTCCATCCGTGTAATGAACCTATTATAAATTCTTGAAAGCCTCTTGTTTTTAAATTGGTTCCATCTTTTAATGTTAAAGTATTTGCAAAATTTATAGCAAATTCTGCCTCTTCAACATCAAATTTATACTCTAATTTCTTATTTTTTAAATCGTTGAGGTGTCTTTTACATGCTAAATACTCCTTTCTGCCTGCTATTTTTTTACCACTTACAACTAATTTTGCATAGGCTGTTGTCCTATCTTTTATCATATTAGCCTTGCTTTCTTGTTTTTAACAAAGTTATAAATTTATTTTCAGCAGGTTCTTCTCTTATTGGTACAACTAATTTTAATCTATCTGTAGTTGCAAGTCCTAATTTTGTTGAGCATTGCATTATTTGTTTTACATATTTTTCCTGAACATTTATTAGAGGGTTTATAATTTCAATTTCTCCATTGGCAGTTTCTTTATAACAAACAGGACCTTCTTTTTGTAACTTCTTGCTAACATTTACATAACTATCATAAGAGTTACAGTAGATGGCTAATATCCCTAAATCTAAGTTATCTAAAATATTTACTTTTCCTGCTTCAAAAACAATTCTGTCAAATTCTTCTTTTGCAGCTTTAGATAACCAACCAGGAGCAATTAAATTATCTCTATCTATTTTCAATTTTTTTTCTTGTTCTTGTCTAGCTTTTATTTTTTCTTTTCCGATTTTTCCTGAACTTATATCAATAATTTTTCTACTTCTTCCTGCCATATTTTTTCACCTCCATAAACTGAAAATTTCATTTCTGGCATTTTCTCCAGAAAATAGAGGGGAAGCGGTATCAAAGCCAAAGACCAAAAACTTTTTTTGACTCCCCCTACTTGTAATAATTTTTTATAATATTAAATAAAACTTCTTTCATTTTATTTTTACTTTCTAAATTTTTATTATACTCTGAATGGATATAGCTATGTGTTTTATCACTTACCCATATTAGGTTATAAATATCTAATGCTTTGCTTCTATCCTCTTCTAACTCATCTATATGATGTGAGAGAGTACCTTTTACTATGTTATTATTTATAACCAGTTCATATAAGTCTAAACCATTTGCTTTTAACTTACATAGTGCAGTCATGCTCTTCCAAGCCTTACTATGATAAAACTCAGCATTATCTATATTCCTGAACTCTCTATCATATATCTTATGCCTTTCCTTTGTACAACTGCATACTTCATTTATTCCTATTTTCTTTCCACACTTGCCACATATCTTCATTAACATAATTAACCTCTTGAAATAAAAAAAGAGAACCTTTTGAGTTCTCTTGATTTTAACTATTTTAAATTTCTAATTTTAGTGGAAGATTTTCTAAATTAAAACCTTCTTTACTAAATGAACCTATTTCTGTTATCATAAGCTTTAACTTATATTTTTCATTATAATTTTTATTTAAAGATAAATATTATAGTGACTCAGCTTTATTTATTCTTATCAATATAACCAGCAACTACCATATTTTGCAGAACAGTATCTCTGCGATTAGTTGAAGCTTCAATTGAATTCAAAGGGTTGTATAATTCTGGTCCTTTCAGCATTCCTGCTAAAGTCGCAGCTTCATCAAGTGTCAATTGAGAGGCTGAAACTCCAAAGTATTTTTTACTCGCATCCTCAACACCCCAAACTCCATTACCGAAATAGGCATTGTTCAAGTACATGGTTAGGATTTCCTTCTTGCTATATTTTTTGGTCAATTCCAAAGCTAAGAAGAATTCTTTCGCCTTCCTTTGAACAGTTTGGTCTTGCGAAAGATAAGCGTTTTTCGCTAACTGTTGGGTAATTGTAGAACCACCACCCGAACGACCTGCTGTTAGGATTGCCAAGAAAAAGCGTCCATAGTTAATTCCACTATTTTTATAGAAACTTCTATCTTCTGTCGCAATAACAGCATTCTGCAAATCTTCACTAATATCCGAAAGTTCGACATAGGTCCCTTTTTGACCTGATAGGGCACCCGCTTCTTTTTCTTCTCTGTCAAAAATCAGAGTACGTGTTTTTAAAGCGTTTTGTAAGTCTGTAACATTCGTCGATTTTGCTAACGCAAATAGATAGACCCCAACAAAAAGGCTGGCACTTAGTCCTATAATCATAAGGATCTTTGTCAGATGATAACGGCGCCAGAATTTTCGAATAGGACCAACTGCCCCAGATTTCTTTCGCCCAGCTCTTGAACGGCGTAAATTACTAGACTCGTTACCTTCATGTTCAACTTCGTTAGTCTCTGTTTCTTCAATTTCAGATTCTTCTTTCTTAAATAAAGAAAGAAATTTTTCAAATAATGTATCTAATTTCATGCGTTTATTTTATCATCTTCCCCATAGGAAGACAAGAATTTAGCTAGTTCCCCTGTCCAAATAAACTAATTTTTGTTACAATATCTGTATGAAATTTACCTTTACTATCCCTGAGTCTCTACCTGAAATGACAGTTAAACTTTTCCTGGAAGAGCAACTGTTAATCCCTAGAAAAATACGTCATTTCTTGAGAGTTAAGAAACATATCCTTATCAACAAAAGAGAAGTTCATTGGCACCAAACTATCAAACCTGGAGATGAATGTCAACTAATTTTCGATGAGGAAGATTATCCTACAAAAGAAATTGCTTTTGGAAACCCCAAACTTGTAAAAGAAATCTATCAAGACCAACATTTAATTATCGTCAATAAACCCGAGGGCATGAAAACACATGGGAATCAGCCCGATGAGATTGCTCTTCTCAATCATGTTAGTGCCTATGTTGGCCAAACTTGCTATGTTGTCCATAGACTAGATAAAGAAACTAGTGGTCTCGTACTATTTGCTAAAAATCCGTTTATATTACCTATTCTAAATCGACTATTAGAAAAAAAAGAAATTTCTCGAGAATATTGGGCTCTAGTTGACAGAAAAATCGAGGCTAAAGAACTTGTCTTCCGAGATAAAATCGGTCGCAATCGACACGACCGTAGGAAACGGGTAGTGGATCCAAAAAATGGTCAATACGCCGAAACCCAAGTAACTCGTTTGAAACAATTTCAAAACAAAACCAGTCTCGTTCAGTGTAGATTGAAAACAGGACGTACTCATCAGATTCGAGTTCATCTAGCTCACCACGGACATCCAATTCTTGGAGACCCTCTCTATAACCCACATTCAAAAGTTAGCAGACTGATGCTTCACGCATTCAAACTATCCTTCGTCCACCCTCTAACTTTAAACAAGTTAAGTTTTACTGCGCTATCAGATACATTTGAAAGAGAATTAAAACAAAATGGATGATAAAACCATCCATTTTTATTATAAGCAAAAAAGCAAGACCAGTTGGTCTTGCTTTTATCGACTCAAGAATTATTTAGCGATTTTAGCGAAGTATTCAAGAGTACGTACAAGTTGTGCAGTGTATGACATTTCGTTATCGTACCATGAAACAACTTTAACCAATTGTTTACCGTCAACATCAAGAACTTTAGTTTGAGTTGCGTCAAACAATGAACCGTAAGACATACCTACGATATCTGAAGATACGATTGGATCTTCTGTGTAACCGTATGATTCATTTGAAGCTGCTTTCATAGCTGCGTTCACTTCATCAACAGTAACGTTCT